AGATATGCCCATAAAGTTGTAGGAGATGCAATTTGTCGCCCTGGCATCGGCATCCTCGATTGGCGTGGATGTTCAGAAGGCGAATTACCAGCAACCAAACTAATCCAATATGAACCAAAAGAAACTCGACCCATCCGAAGCTGATCTTCTTTCTTCTGCAAATGAAGCTAGAAGATGGGAAAAGGCAATCTTAGAAAGCAATGTAGATAAAGTTCCTCCAAATTGGCATACAAGAGACGATATTCAAAAAATGCTTGGTTGGAAAAAATCTAAAGCTATTGTTTGGCTTAGAGAATCTATGAGTAAGGGCATTGTAGAAAAAAAAGACTTTTTAGTTTTTGAAGATGGCAAAAAAATTGTTAAGCCTCATTATTTTCTTAAATGAAACCAAAAGAATATTATTTAGATATTCCAGTTATTAACTCTAGCTGTTGGTTTGTTTGGCCCGTTACAAAAGACTCAGCAAAAGATTGGCTCAATCAAAAATTTGGTGTTGAACATGAGTTTGATAATCTTGGTATAACTACTAATGCTTGTGCAGTTTTAGGATCAGTTCCAATTGTATTTTTAACTGAATGGAAAAACAATCCAGAGTGGATAAGCATCCTTGTTCACGAATGCATTCATGTAGGAAACTATATTCTTAAACAAAGAGGCATTGAAGAAAAAGAAGGATATGACGAGATGCAAGCATATCTCATCGGTCATCTCGTTGAGAGCTTTTTAACAGCCCTCAAAAAGAAGCGTTAAGCAAACTGGAGCAAATTACCCTGATGGTGAGCAATGAGTTGAAGAATGGCACGGCCTTCATTGGTAGCGATGTGTCCAGTACCATTGCATTTCCAGCATGGTTCTCCTTGGGCATCATCATACCAATCACGACCTGTTCCACCGCATTCATCACACGACTTCTCAAGGTTAATGTTATTAAGTATGTCTTTCATACAAACCCCTTCATAGCGATTTTTTTCTAGCAGTCAACCTTTTTTCTAAAATAAATGATTACACAAGCGGAATGGTTGGTAAAAGCCAAGTGTTTGGCAAATCAAGGCAAGGAGTATGGAGATATAGTTGGAAAGCTTGAGCCAGAAATGAGGTTGCGACTCAAGGCATATGTCCTCAATTTGGACGAAGAATTAGCTACTCAAACTATCTTTGGTGCTGTTACATGGAAAGAGCGAGTAAACGTCCCTAGGGGGCGAGGAAGGCCCAAAAAATAGTTTTATACGGTGTGGGGTAACGGTAGCCCAAGCGACTTTGACTCGCTTAGTCATGGTTCAAATCCATGCACCGTAGCCATTTTACAATTCATTGACACTTCCCAATAAATGCATAGGATTTGTATCTCAACCAAACCATACCATGCCATCCAAACAAGAACTCCAATCCCAAGTTGAAGACCTCGCTGAAGTCGTTGTCTCCATCTACAACACTCTTCAAGCTACTCTTGAGTACATTGAAGACTCCATTGAAATCGAAGATGAAAATGAAGAACTGGAAGAAGACGAAGAAGAAACCTGCTGTGAGTGTGGTAAACCAGTTTATTAATTAAACCATTTCTTCTGCATCCTCTTGGCGAGGGTGGGGAACAGAAGAAAATAAGCCCCATCTGGCTAACAAGCTAGGTGGGGTTTTTTATTGCCCAAATTCTTCCATCTTTATCCCAAACGTAGCATTCCTCCACATCCTCACCTGTGCAGTATTAAAATGCTTTATAGACCCATCCTCGCACATACAGACAGTCCATACGTCATTATCAAAAACACCACTGCTCTGAACATAGATCGCATACCCATCTCCCACAGGAGTAAGCACAGGCATCGGATTCCGAAACTCGTGAATCATTAAATCTACTCCAATCCCCGAATCATATCACGATCCCAATCACTCAACCTATCATCTTCAATATGGGCTTTCAGAGCCTCTGACAATCGCTTTCTCTCCATTTTCAACCCACCATAGCCACCTGGATCTTTTGTCGCATTCAATCCCAACTCATGCGCTAACGACCTCAATAACATTATGCTAGGTCTGGTAAAATCACTATCTGGGTATCTCATCGTCATTTACATACAACTATTCTAATACCCATAACCTAGTCAAGTAGTAAAAGGATCTTTCAAAAGAGGAAACTCCCTATACTGGATTTTTTTTCATTGGCTCATGTCGCACACAGCCCCCGTATAAACTGGTGGCATACCCCCTCCCCACCACCCGTCAAGCATTCTTATAGGATCTCCCTGCAACTCACGGCCCATGCGACTGGAGACTGGCAAGGCTGGCTTACTCGACTAGCTCTGCATCGACTGAGATAGTCGCTGGTGCTGCCGGCCCTGGTGCTGGTGCTGGTAACGCTACCCTCTCCCCCTGCTGTAAGACTTCGCCTTGCTGCCGGCCTAGCTGGATAATGAAAGCAAACGGATTCATGGCTTGAGGAGACCTATCACTATAGAAGTCACCAGCTATCTTGCTGTCCAGCTCGATGGCCTTCAGCTTATCAACAGCCTTAACCTTCCTGCTACTCCCTTCCTTTCCTTCACTAAACGTCACCTCCTGCGCCAAGTCACTAGCTTCCGTAATCTCACCAACTGGTGTCCTAACTGCCCTAGCTAAATATGCACGCTTTTCTGCCATAGAAAGCACATCTTTACTGAACTGCTTTTCCTTTAATTTAGCAAGATAGGCTTTCACTCTGTCCTGTCTGAGAAGTTTACAGCCATAGCTTGAAGCGTCTTCAATTTTACCCGATGCAATGCTGTAGCCTGCTCTCCTAACAGATTCAGCGATACTTAGTCCTTTGTTTACGTAGTTCTCAACGAATTTACGTTGGCGTGTATTTAGTGGCTTGCTCATGGTTCGGTGCTTTTTACCTTGTAAAAGTCACCTAGTCAACTTTGATTGAATGCCAGCGGAGTTGGCCTGATTGCAGAGTTGCCGTCATGTCGCTGGCTTGTCTTGCGACTTCGGTCGAGATGATCCGCTTTCAGCGTCTCAAAATCTCTCCCTTCGCGCTTCGGTCATGGATTGAATTCTGGTGGTAGATAAAGGGAACTGATCAAACTGGATTCTCTTCTATTCCTCGAGCCTTCAGCTCTCGGGCATGGGGATTATTAAGGGGTTTTTCATGGATCTTTGTCAAGCGTATTATGGGAAAAATGCTTTTCTTCTCTGTAGAAATGTTTATCTTTTTATGATGATGCATGAAGCAAACCTAGTTTTTCAAGTTGGAATGAGAATGGCCTGCGAGGGGATCCCGTTTGAATTGGAGTGGACAAGTCCTTATGGTCGTCACGACATAGCTATAAAAGACAGAGATACTTTGTGGGGAATTATAGAGGTAAAGCATATCGAAACGGAAAACACTCTTCAGCTTGAAAGGTATCAACAGCTTAATGTTCCCCTTTTAGTAGTGCATTGGAAAACAGACATTGATGAATTGATTGAAAAGGTAAAGGGATGGATGAAGGGAAAGGGGATTGATGCTTTCACGATCACTTATCAGGCGAACATTGGAACTCATCAGCCATTGAAGAAAAAAGAAAAGAAGTGCCCTAAATGGCTTAGGCCGATTAAGTAAATTTCTTTCTCATGCTATGTCTTGCAAGTGATAGAAAGTGATGATGTCTTGCAGTCTGTGACGCTTGGAGGTGCATGAATACTAGCTGAAAGAATCTTTATCTTTCTTGTAAAAAGATGTTGCAAAGGTTGAAAGAATGTGGAATGATGTTCCTTGTCGTCAATGATGGCGACACAACACAAAACACAAAGGAGCAAACAGAATGAGCACTAAAACAGAAAGAGAGAATGTTGACGTTTATCAAATCGTCACGGATCGCATCGTCGAGCTATTAGAAAAGGGAACGATACCATGGCAAAAGCCTTGGGTAGGTGGAGAATTCCAAGCACCTAAGAATCTTGCAAGTGGCAAGTCCTATCGTGGGGTGAACGTCCTCCTGCTAGGTTGCTCGGAATTCTCTTCTCCTTACTGGGTAAGCTATAAGCAAGCTCAGGAAAGGGGAGGACAAGTGAGAAAAGGAGAGACTTCTTCTCTTGTTACCTTTTGGAAAATGTTTGAGAAGGTAGAGAATGGAGAAAAGAAAATTATTCCCATGCTTCGATACTATCGTGTTTTTAACGTAGAACAGTGCGAGAATCTTGAATATCCAAAAGAGCAAAGGGAAGATAATGTTTTTAATCCTATCCAAGAAGCTGAGAAAATTGTCTCTTCTATGCCTAAGCTTCCTACTGTTACGCATTCTGAACAGTCCGCTTTTTATTCTCGAGGAGAGGATCGCGTAAATATGCCTAAGAAGGAGACTTTTGGAAAGTCTGAGGATTATTATTCCGTCCTATTCCATGAGTTGACGCACTCCACGGGTCATCAAGATAGGCTAGGAAGGTTACAGAACAGCTTTTCCAAGTTTGGAGACGCTAATTATGCAAAAGAGGAATTGATTGCAGAAATTGGCTCATCTTATCTTTGCAACGTGGCAGGAATTGTGGATCGTACCATCGACAATTCCGCTTCTTATATTCAAGCATGGATCGCAAAATTGAAGAATGATCGCAAGCTGATTGTTGGCGCATCTTCTAAGGCGCAAGAAGCCGTTGAGTTTATCCTTAACAAGAACAAAGGAGAATAATCATGCACCCT